GATTTCCTCAAGGTTCAATTTGCTCATTTTTCATTTCCTTTCAAAAAAAAAAATAGAGAGACGCCGATTTCTCAACATCTCTCTTCATTATAAGAATTGTAAATTTTACGAATACATAATTTTATTGTAGTAAGCTTTAAGTTGTTTTCGTATGTGAACTTACAAGATCTTCGATACAGTCTGCTGCGTTTTCAAGAACGATTTCAAGCTCGGTCGGTTTCCCTCTTGAATAACGCTTCCGTTGTTGGAGCGCGTAATATCGCAGAAGATCGACCATGTTTTCATATCTCGAATAATCCATATAAACCTCCGAAAAAATAGGAAGGAACCTGTAATAGATTCCTCCCGTTTTTGGTTACTTCAACAATCTCATATCATTGAGAACATCGATTTTAGATTCCCCAGCTTTGATTCGCATACTAAGCTCGACCTTTTCTTCTGGTTTGAGCGGTCTCTTCAGCTCATGGTACATACCGAGCGAATGGTCATAAACGCTCAAGTCCCTGAATCTCTCTTCTTTTTTCAGGTCGATTTTACGGTCCACCGAACGAACAGCCTTTTCTGCCGAACGGAAGAGCATAACACCAACCGGAATCATAGCGAGAGCCAGTTCTTTGTTTTCGCTTGCCCATCGCGCAGTCGCACGAGCTTTGGTCTCCACTCGATACCGAAAAGCCCAAAGTTTCGTATCCAGATCCTGCTTGATTTCCTTAATGGTTTTCATGTTCAAAACCTCCTATAATTTTGTTGGGTTCCATTATAAGGGTTGTAATATTTTCGAAAAAGAAAGAACCGATGTAAATTACACCAGTTCTTTCATATTGGATTTACTTTTTCTTCTGTTTAATCTTTTCGCAGATAACGACAGCTCCAACAGTCAGTCCGGTGAGTCCAATGGTTGCCGCCTCATACAAAGCAATCAGTTTGGGAATGGGCTTTACCATTACCTCACAGACAAACTCCTTGAATACATCTTTTGTGCTCATAAGATTTTCTCCTTTCTAAATTTATGTATCTCCATTAAAGAAACTGTTAATTTTACGAAAAAAAAAAGAGCGACTGTAATTTAGTCGCCCATAAAGAATTCATATCCTTCTTCTTTATTGTGGATAATTCTTTTTCAGATATGCTTCGAGCGTTGTCTTCGGATGTTTTTTAGCATAATCTCTCATGTTGCGAATGAACCATTCTTGAGTATCGTTCGAAATCTTGTGTGCTTCCTCAAGACCATTTTCCCAGCCTGCTTCATAAACAGTTTGCATCTGTTTTGTAAAAGCGTCCAGTAGATAATCTGCAGCTCCGTACACTGGTTGATTCCATTTCTTCTTGTTTTCGACGGTCCATTTTAAATGTTCGATTACAATGCTAATAACTTCGTTTTCTTCAGACTTAGCCATAATGCATCCCTCCTCATTTATGAGTCTGTAAATTTTACGAAAAAAAAAAATAAAAAGTTGTGAGAGTTACTCCGCTTCCAACGGAGGTCTCTCGATTAAGTCCCCATGACACCATAAGGAGTATTCCCTATGGCCGAGCGTGCTACGATTGCACCATTATGGATCGTCAAGGTAATTTCAACCCCGGCCCTGCATAACCGATTTATAAGGCTTTTCGCCTGACCTTTCGCCTTCTCTCATTAGAGAGCCTGTAAAAAATACGATAAAAAAAAAGAGAAGAGTTGTCAGCTCTTCTCAGATTTTAGTCTGTTTTTTATGCCAAGATGCATAGTTATTGGCCATGAAACAAGTAGTAACGTTTCTACAACCATAAGGACTGGAATGCTAATGATGGGAGCTATCGGATACTCATCGACAATTTCACGAAATAAGTTCATATAAGCTTTAATTCCACCATTTCTTATGATTCGCCAAATGAAATTAACCGTAAATCCGATCAAATACAACATTCCAACATTATTTATTGTTTCGATACTCATGATTATTTCACCTCCTTCATATAAGTAATTGCAAAACTTACGAAAAAAAAAAAGAGAGTCGTTGTGACTCTCTGACTAGTTAGATTAAATATCGTGCTCTTTCTTGTACATCAACGCAGATCTCTCGAATTCAAGTTTTCCGCAACGTGCAAACTCATAGATCTCATCGGCCTCTTCATCGCTCATGAATCCGTCGTCGAACGGGATCGTAGTCAACCATTCTCTAAAATGGTAATCGATCTTTCCGACATACTTTGCCCATGAAGCGACATAGCGAGACTTGTGATATCCGTGAACTGTGGTGTTCAGAAATTCCTTGTAGTCGATATGAATGTGGTCAATACCATTCTCTTCTACATATTTAATCACGTTTTCCTTAGTCATCATTTTCGTTACTCTCCTTTTTAAATATATTTTGAGATTTCTCTCAATAAAGACGCTGTAAAACTTACGAAAAAAAAAGAGAAGCTGTTAAACTTCTCTTTTGCTTGCAAATCGTTGCTTATAATAACTAATTCCCTCATTAACAATAAACGCCATCATCTCATCAATTTTATCGTCCGGTACTTTTGAATATGCTGTGTATCCGTAGCACGAACGCAATCTATGTTTTACATGATTTCTGATCGCATCTTTATCATAGTCACGTAACTCACGATATACATTTGGATCAGAAATTCGAATATAATCCCAGACTTCAATCCAGCCTACGCTTGTCCAACTAACATCCTTCTTAAGTTTTTTGACAGAATAACTGTTCTGCTCTAATATTGTTTTCATTTCTTCAAGGGTCATTTATAAATCATCTCCTTTCTGCATTAAAGGCGTTGTAATTATTTCGAAAAAAGCTAAGAGCATGTAGCTCTTAGCCGAGTGTTCTAACTCCTTCATATTTAAATTCGCGTAAACCGTATTCATTGATTAATTCTTTTCTAAATTGCAAATAATCCCATGCGGATCCCTTTAAACAAATGACATATGCTTCTCCAACTTTAACATTGTCTTCGTCTCGTTCAATATCACAAGTTCTGATTTCAACAAGATGAAAATTCCGATTATTGATTAAATCACAAAGCATTTTAACTAAAGTATCAGGGTTAAATTCGCACATTACTCTGAAATTAATCATTTATGATTCGCCTCCTTCACAATAAGAGATGTAAAACTTACGAAAAAAAAAGAGCCGCTGTTAAGCTAGCTCTTCTTGTAGAAGTTTTTCAACAGATTATTTATAGTTTCTTCCGTGCCATATAGTGTACTCATTTCAGGTTTCACTACCAAAGTATAGCCAGCAGTATTATATAATTCTACATTTTTAGTATCGTGTCCGTATTCGGCAAGATCCTTAAGTAATTCGATATACGCATTGCCTACCGCGGCGTTAAATTTTGAAATGATTCCTGCTAATTCTTTAGCACGTTTCATATTATCTATAACTAATTCTTTCATAATTTTCGCCTCCTCATTTATAGAGGTGTAATAATTACGAAAAAAAAAAAGGAAAGCCGTTGTTAGCTTTCCTTTCGGTCGATAAGCGAAAAATATCTTTTGATTTCTTCCTCAGCTAAACGAATTTCAGCGTCGACATCACGAATTGCATTCAAGCGCCATTTGTCTCCAATTTTGTCATTTTCCGGATCAATAACTGTGACGTTATTCGCATAGTATTCCTGACACATTTCTAGCTCACACCGCTGAACGATCTCCATAATGTTTTTATCGCGCCGATCATTAATTGCTTTTTTAATGATTTCTTTGATTTTTCTATTTTTCACAAATATCACTCCCTTCATTATAAGAAATGTAAAATTTACGAAATTTATGAATTTTCTGTTAACAATCTCACAATATCGCTCGTATTTACCATTTCCTTTTTACAACTTTCTTGTCTTTATCAGTAATACTATATTTTTTACCATTCACCTGCATCTGGATTCTCCAGCTTCCAGACGGGAGTTTTTTCGGTTCCGGGATTTTCAATGCAATCTCCTTTCGTGCAAATCCCGCCGCCACATTGCTCTGAAAATATAGCATAATAACAGAATTATTTCAACAGAATATGGTGGGATTTGAAAAAAAAAGAGGAGATGCAAATGATCTCCTCAATTTGATTTACATGCTCAAAAAGTAGATTGCGGCCATAAAGATAATGACCCCCATAGGCCCAAGCTGGGCATAGGTCCACATAGCTCCAAGACCAATCAACAACAATTTGAGTCCACTGTTCTTCTTGATTGTTTCTTTCATTTACATATCCTCCTTTTCGTTTTCGTGAGTAAATTCTCTTTTTAGTCGATTTAAGGCATCGATCTGCCCATCGAAATAGTCTGTCTTGTCTTCCGTAATACTTTTCAAATATTCCGGTCCGGCAAGATGCATGTCGATCAGCTTCAATAGCCTTTTCTTCGTGATAATAAACATTTTACTCACCTCCTCATATATAAAGTTGCAGATTTTACGAAAGAAAAAAGAGAGAACCTGTAAAGATTCCCTCTTTCTCATATTACTTCAGTAAACCCATTTCATTCAAGGCTTCTGCTTTTGAACAACCTGTTGTCATACGATTACCAAGCTCCAGAACTTCGTCGTTGGTAAGCGGATGCGTAAGCAAAAGACTCTCGCCGGTAACATCATCCTCGACCCGACAGCTTTCAAGCCTCTTTTCTCCGCTTCCGGCTACGATTTTAAATCCTGTAAATAAAATTGTAGCCAAACCGCCGACAAAGGGCATGATCGCCTGCGGGTTTTCGGTGAAAAACTGACTTGCGACTTCTTTTTTCTCCTTAAACCACTGCTTTCCACGTACGAAAATGTTCTCTTTCTTCGTAGTTTCAACTGTTTTTTCTTCCATTTTGATTTCTCCTTTTCGTTTATTTTGGGTCTTCCACTATAAGGCTTGTAAATCTTGCGAAAGAAAAAAGAAGGAACCTGCAAAGATTCCCTCTTAATTGGACTATTGCTTTAATTCAAATACCAGTTCCAACCAGCTTTTGCTCTTGCATACATAATTGCTACATAATGTTTTATAATACTAATATTACGGCCATCGTCGGGTTTGACGGATTCTCCTTTCATGGCATCGCATCTCATTTTATTGTAGATGATACCTATGATCAGATACGCAGTCCTTACGGCGATTACATTCCACAAAACTATCAATGTCCATTTGATGATTTTCCAAGCAATTTTCATTGGTTTTCTCTCCTTTCAATGTAAGCTTATAGCTCCATTATAAAGGCTGTAGAATTTACGAAAAAAAAAGAGAGAACCTGTAAAGATTCCCTCTTTTCTGAAGTTTCCTAGTTTTACTTTCGGTTAATCAAGTTCCGAAAGTCTTCTCCGACCCTCTGCAGCTTCGGATCTTTCTGCACCCAAGGATCAATCAGATAGCTAAATGCCGTCGTACCGACCGCACAAACCCCATAAACAGCGATCTTCCACCAGTCGGTCCTAATGCGCTTACGTTCGTTTTTTACTTTCTGCTCTTCAACTTCAATTTTCCGCTCATCAATTTCATTATGAGCGTAATTATTGAGCCGCGTAGTTTCATTTTGCTCGTAAGTGCTCCGGATTTCCTCCAGTTTCTTGACCTCGTCAAGGACTTTTCCGCGATTCGGATCATCATATTTCAGCTTACCAAGCTCCTCATATGCCTCTCTGAGCCTCTGCTCATTCAGATCGACAGTGCTTTCTTCCATGTTTTTACCTCCAAATAAAATATTAGGATTACTCCCACTATACGGGCTGTCATTTTTGCGAAGTTTCATCCTCAACTTTCAAGATTAGCTGCTTTTTCAGTTTAATATCATCGAGATCCATATCGAGAACAAAGCGGATCCTCTCACGCTGGCCGTCTTCAGAGTTTTCGACAATGATTGTTCCGTTTCGATGACGAGAGAAAATATAACGACCAAATATGTAACCGATGAGCCAGACTACAAGAAATGTTAATGTGCAAAGGATGTATTCTTTCATATAAAACCTCCTAATAAAAAAAAATAAAAAGAGAACCCGTTGTAATTTGGGTCCTCTTTTTCTCTTAAAAGATATACTTCAACATCTTTTCTAGATCCTCTCTGTTTAGACTTGCTCTGATGTTCAAATGTAACTCCGCTTTATCGCCATTATAGGTTACCTCAATCGGCGATTCGAAAGCGATTTTCGGTTCGATACCGATCGTCTTCTTCGTCGATTTCGAGATAATACCAGCGATGACTCCGGTAAACAATTTTGAACTAATTCTGATTTCGTCCAACATAATAAATCCCTCCATAATTTTATTAGCATCTCTGCTTCATTATAGAGGCTGTAAAAGTTACGAAATCAGCGTTTTTTACTGAGTAACCAGAAGAATTGCCGATAGGAATAGCGCATTTCCGTAGGTATAGTGATCCCCTCCTGCGTGACAAGCGGCAAAATATCACAGCCTGTCAATCGAGCGCAATCTTCAATCATCTCAACATAGGTCTTAATATCCCCGCGCTTGATTCCATCTCTCGAAGTCGTGTCGCCCTCACCGCTCCAGCCATCCGCATCCAGGTAGGCTTTTTTCCAATCCGGGTATTGCAGACAAAAATGCTTGAGCTCGTAAAAACGATGCTTACTCAGTTGGTATTCAGTTTTCATCGGTCGCCTTTCCGGTTGGCAATCCGAGTATATAACGGAGATTTTCGTTCGACACATTCGCAAGCCTAAGACAAATGCAGACTGATTCCAGCGGTGCTTTTCTGAAATACTCGGGCTTTTTTCGATAGCGCCACAAACTTGAAGGATCACAGCCGATTTTCTCAGCCAGATCCTCAACAGTCCTGTGATTTGCTCTCAGATACTCATGAACGATTGAGTCGAAGCGGTCCATTCGTCTACGAAGTCGCTCCTGTTCCTGTTCTCGTTCAGTTAAAACTACTTTCATTTCGGCAATCCCCTGTTCATTTTTTAAAAGATTATCGGCCGGTGAAGTCAACATAACACAGCTAAAATGCAAAGTCAAACGAACCGGGTCGAGAAGTCTTGCAAATATAAACGAGTTCCTTTATTCCGACACTTTTTACTGTTTTTCTGCATTGTGCATTCATATAAAATATCATTTCACCAATGAAAGACCCTTGTGAAAAAGAGAGAGACTGCGTTGATTACAATCCCTCTCATTTTTAAAATCCTTCTTTAGCTTGTAAAATAGTTATTTAGCAGCCTCACTCCTTCCCGTTTCCATACCGTTTGAACATTTCCGCTTTGCTCTCATCGATCATCCGGTCCAGCCATTCCGGTTTCTTGACTTTTAGCCGGTCATCTGAGGATTTCCGTCTTGATTTAAATATCTTCCTGAGCCATTTCAGCATCTTTCTTTCCCTCTTTTTCTTTCATTTTGAATCCGATAAACTTCGCAAGACCAAAGCTACCATCTTTGCAGTAGTGAGTGCATTTCGGAAAGGCATAACTTGCTCCGATCCTCCTGAGAAGATCCGTGTCATTAAGCGCCATTCCAATCATGATCTTCCCGGCCATTTCCTCGCCGGTTACATAGGTTCCAAACCGTTCTCCGCAAAGTTCGCATTCATACATTCCGATCATTTCAATACCTCCACGTCCGTACATATTTCGAATCAGTGAACTCGTTCTTCAAATAGATCCCATCTCGGCGAAGCTCCGCCCAGCAATAATCTGAAGAACAGGGCCGAACTGCGCCGCTGTAATAATTGTTCACCACTTCGGACGCGATCTTGTAATACTTATCGATCAGCTGATTGTCTTCCGAGAATCCGACCCATTGACTTTTCTGCAAAATAACCTCAGAGATCGTGTTTCCGAATCCGCTTTTGCTATTGATAACGCGATTAATGACGCATTCCGCATAGGTTTTAATATCGCCATCTGAATATCCATACTTTTCGACGAAAGAATCGATCCCTGCCAGAAGCTTTGCCATCAGCACCCGTTCATTTTCCTGCTGCGCCGCTTTGGCCTGCTGCTGCGCCAGAAGCTCTGCCTGTCTCTGCTGCTCTCGTGCTTCTTCTTCGGCTCTCTGTACGGCGGCGGTTCTTTGTGCGATTTCAGCTGAAACATTTTCCGCATGTACTTGAAAGCGCCACCAGCAAAAGCTAACAAGAAATACGACAATCCATGCGATAATAAGAATGTTAAAGATTTTCGGTATAATCGGATAGGCAAGCATGGTTTTTCTCGTCTTTTCGTCTTGCTCACGAAGAACTTTTTTCCAGAGGTTTTCTTCAGCCGTGGTTCTGTTCTTGTTCGGGACGTAAATTTTAACGGCTTGATCCATTTTTATCCTTCCTTTCTAATTCATCAAAAATTCTGTAGACATTTTTTACAGATTCTCTCTTTTTTCGGTTCTTTTGCTGCCGGTAATGCTTTCTCTCTGCCGGTGTATTGCGGGAGATCTTACGAATATCTTCTTCAGCCAACTGATAGTTTTTATCGTGACTTAGGATATACTTGATGGCTTTGCTGATTTTTCCGCATTCCCTGAAGTCCTCCTGACGATGGAAGGATCCGCGCATTAACTCTTTGCTCGGTAGCTTTTCGTCAAAGCATTTCCACCCCCTATGATTCATGTGGAATAAATGCCAGACCTGCTTGTTCTCACGCCAGATCAGTTTCCAGAATCCGACTTTGGTTCGAATACAAAATGCCTGATCGATTGGATCATAGCTTACATTTAGATCGCTCTCGTGCCGGTATTTGTAGACAAGCCCCCGAATGCTCCTACAGAATTTGCACTCGCAGTAACCTTTATGAAGGGCTTTTTCTTCCGGCATTTGCCTTTTGTTTTTTCTCTGGATTCTTAAGATGTACGGACAGAATTCTTCGTGAAAAACTCCTCCTTCCGTGCTGACAATAACGTCGCTCATTTTTTTCCACCTCACTTCTATTTTGATTTCTCTGAAAGGATAAAAAAAGAGAGGAAGCCGCCAAATAACGACTTCCCCGTCTTTTCCTGGTTTACAGTTTGGCATTAGACCAAAACGTGTCTAAGCATACGCCTCCTCCGTTTGCAGCTATAAGCTCTCCATAAATCACTCCTTTCGACATAAGATTTAATAGCCTTACGAGGGTGTTCTTAAACATGTTGGTACACCTCCTTTTCCTGTTTTATCCTTTCATTATAAGAAATGTAAATTTTACGAACTAAAAAAGCAGAGGCGTTGTAAAGCTTTTGCCTTACCGTTCCTCCACTTATGTCCTCACACCAGCGCCGATTCCTATCTTTTCATTTTGTTAGTGTCTAAAAATGCGCCGAACTTCTTCGCGATAGTTGCGTTTCTCTTCATTATAGAGATTGTAATTTTTACGAAAAAAAAAAGAGCCGTTGCAGGAAATACGATAGCCTGGCCTAAAGGGTTACTTTAAGCCAGGCTGAGTGTTTTTTTTTTATCAAACAAGATGTTCATTCCATCTTACATAGTTGTCGTCAGATAGAACAAGATGTTTAGTATAGCCAGCTCCGGTAAAAGCAATCGTCTCAGTACCGTTAGTGATTTCTAACCAATTTGTAGCTAAACCGCCGGCGGTGACATCAATCCCTTTTGCAAATTCCGCAGGACCATATACATTTAACGACCCTTTTGACCCTATATTTACTTCTTTTGCGAATGTAACCTCAATTTCAGCTAATGCTGCTGATAATTTTGCAGTCGTAAGAGCATTAGTTAATATGTTATTAAATGCCGCATCAACTTTACTTGTTGTTATACAACCGTCTTTAATTTTATTTGTCGTCACAGCATCAGTCGCAACTTTATCTTCCGTTACGACGCTCGTTCCAAGAGCGCCAGTCGTCACAGAGCCACCTCTTAAATGCCAACCTCCATCCACGCCGCCTTCCGCGATCTTGGTTCCGCTTACCGAACCGCTTGCAAGCTTATCGCCGCTGATGCTGTTCGAAGCGATGCGGCTTGGAGCAATCAGGCCACGCTTGAGGCGAGAGGCATCTTCCAGACCCTTCCATTTTGAACGGTACTTGACGTTGCTGATCTCAATCTCGGTGATCTGCTCGGCGAGAACGTCATAGGTATAGCTCGTGACTTTCGCTTTGATGTCAATACCGAGATCTGGGTGACGGATCGTGACCGCGTCATGCAGATAGAGTTTCTGACCGAGATTGGCGTAGGAAACCGTTGCCGTGACTTCTGGTACGCCAATGCCGTTTGCTTCAATATACTCATAGCCCTTTGACTGAAGCTCACTCTCACTCGGCTCCCGGTCCTGAAAGAACTCAGAAAGGTCAACCGGTTCGATCGTATGTTTCTGAATTTCACCGGAAATATAACAGATCGGGCCGTAAACGAACTTTTCTTCGTCATCATTGCCAGCTATCGCCTTTGATTTGTCTCGAATATGCCAGCCGCCAGAGCTTCCACCGCTGCCGCTCGAACTGCCATCGTAATAGGCTGTTGAGCCACTGGACGTGTTTTCTACATTCGGATTCCCCCGCCAATACGGAAGGATGCCGGTGATCATTTCGGAGATATCCTCTTCGAAGGTGAGATCGGTAATATCTACGCCGTATTCCAGCGTAACGTTTCGATCGAAGCCGCCGTTGTATTTGTTAGTGTCGTCTATATCACCGGGTGGATTTGTGGCTGGCCGCAGGAGGTAAACTTTGTAGTTATCAAAAACCAGATCACCACCCCAGGCTCCGCGAATTGAATCGTCACCATCTAGTAACAGAGACCGGGCAGAACGAGGCTCGTCAAACTTGAAAATGTCATCCTGCATGTGAGGATAGCCTTCAACGTTTGAAGAGAAAGTAAACGGATGACCGTCTTCCGATTCGCTCCATGGATAAGGCAGGACCATGTACTTCTGCCATTCTGATTTTCCGCCAACACCGCGAGTATTCATGTGCTTGATGGCGTTATATGCATAATAATTCCATGTCACTTGTTTTCCGTCCGGCGTATAAATCGGGACAGGATCGACTCTAAACGGCTTCACAATATAACATGACAGATCATAGCTCACATGCTGACAGGAAACAGTTACAGTGCCGTCAAGATTCTTTTCAATATTGTAGATGCGAAATGCCTGAAGAGCACTGTCGCGCGCCGGATGCGGGTCGGTTTTCGCCACGACAAAGCGGTTAACCTTCAGTTCTGAAAACAGTTCACCGTTCATCGGGTACTTAAACTGCATTTCGTACTCGCCCTCGTCCGTGCACTGTGCCTCGCACTCCATGGTTTCAACCAGATCGCCGATGCCGTGGGAGTTTAAGTCAAATCGGTTGTGGTCAAACAGAATTGGGTACAAAATTACTCACCAACTTCCATTTTGAATAAAAAAAAAAAGAAGAGGGCCTCCGATCAATAACCGAAGGCCACTCCTCTGCGTATAGATCTTGAATTGATTCGTTCAATCACCGCATCAGCAATCTCAGTGGGATCCTGATTCGGTGTAGGATAAACATTGACTGTGATCTGGTCGCCGTTGATAGTCTGACCGCCGCCAAGCTCATTCATGTTAGAAGCCAGACGTTCAACATCGCTCAGCCTGCGATTGATGGAGTCGCTCATGCCCATCGTCATACCGTACGCCCCGGAAAAAGCTCCGGACATATATCCGGCAGCAGAATCCACGTTGGTCATATCGACAACCGGCGAGATAACAGGCGAAATGTTCATGTCTTCGTTTGCCAGAGCTGCCACCTGTATCATTGCCATCTGGATAGCCGCCAGCATTCCGGAAGCCATGACGGTAACAGAATCGGCGGGCATTTCGCCTTCTTTTTCCACACCGTTGGCAAGACCGATCGAGAAGAACGCGCCCATTTGTTCGGCAATTCGAGAAGGAGAATGCTCATCAAGTCCTTCTTGTCCAGCAACAACCATGCCGCCAGTAATTGCCGTTACAGCATTTGTCACATAAGGCGCATGCTCAAGAATGCCGTTACCAAGACCAATATCAAAATTTTCGGCAAGATTCTTAATACCGTCAAGGAAGCGAGAATCATTAGAAACATCTCCAATGATACCAGCCATGGTTCCTGCTATCGTGTTCTTTGTAGAATCATCGCCTTCGGTCATTCCATCAGTGAGAACGCCGTTGACTTTTTCAATTGCTTCCGGGGCGCCAGCTTCGATATTATCGACGAAACTTGTGAGAAGACCAGAGCCAAGCGCTTCACCGCCTTCTTCTCCGGCCTCTTCTCCGGCTTCAGTAGCAATCGGTGTTATTTTACCTAAACTTTCGCCCGTATCTTCAGTTCCTTGCTCAACCAGAGCCTGTGCACGTTTTTGAATTCCGAGAACTGCGTCGACATTATCAGAAACGCTTACGAATTCTTGCTCTGGAGTATTATAGCCTTCAAGAGTATTATGGAACTGTTGTCTCCTCGCTTCTCGTGCCGCCAACGATTCTTCACTATTTGCCGTTTCTTCCATGGATTCATACCATTTGTCGATGCCTATTTTTGATCTTATTGCGTCGGCAGCCTTATTACCAACAACCGAACGTATTAACGCGTCAAATGCATCAATAATTATGTGAAGAATGCTCGGAAGTAGTATATTTGAGGCAAATATTACAGCGTCGTATATCAGTTCAACTAAAGTTATAATCATTCCGAAGACGGAATGCTCAATAGCTCCAAGATTCGCTTGAAATGATTGATGTAACGTTTCAAAGAATACAATTATGGCTTCCATCACTGTATCAACCAAAGTCGGAAGCATTCCTGTCAGCCAGCCAAGCGCGATGAGTAACAGACCGCCGATCAGTTTTAGGATAGCCGGGAAATCTTTTACTAAAGTAGAACCGATATTGGAAATCAGAGCCTTGATACCGGCAAGAAGCTTTTCGCCTATCGTCTTGATTCCTTCGCCGAATTTCGCGAAAGCATCGGGTTTAAGCGTCGCAAATAACTTAAATGCTTTTACAAGTCCGACAGCGGCAATGGCCAGAACAGCGAATACTGCCGCGCCTTTTGCGAGATTGATCAGATTGTCTTTCGTCATCAATTCACCGGTTTTGATAAGCCCTTCGATGAACAAAGGCATAGCAGCGCCGGCAGCAATCATACCGGCCGCCATCAAAAGCAAGCCGAGACCAAGAGCGATAAACGCCACGCCAACGAGTAAAAGACCGGCACCGAAAACAACAAGAGCCAAACCCATTACCGCTATAACACCGGCGAATTTCAGAAGATTACCAAGTGCTTTTCCGAATTTCTCCGTATCTTTCGATGTTGCGCCAAGAGTATAAGCAACCGCCACAAAACCCATCAACGCGGGAGTAAGAAGCAGAATGGCCAGAGCAAGAATGGCGATACCGGCAGCAAACTTGATGAAGTTTCCGGCGTCCATATTTCCGGACATCAATCCGGCCAAAGCACCGAGAGCGGCCAGAATGAACACCAAAGCACCGATAACACCAACGGCAAGCCAGAGATTACCGCCAAGCAAAGGCGCCACAGCCGCGATCAAAAGCAGCGGAACCATAAGAAGTACAATGGCTCCGGAGACCATCAACATACTCGTTGCGATTTTCATCAACGTATAGCCGACTGCGGTAATATCAATGCCTTTCTTATTGAGCAAGATCATAAGTGCCATCAAGCCAGCCATAATACCGCCAAGTATAACAGCAAGACCGGTAATAATGAAAAACGCCGCTCCGATTTTTGCGCCAAGTCTACCGACGACTGCAATTGCGATCAAAGGGCCCACAAGTAACGCGATGGCCGCTGCTACAACGACCATTGAAACAGCGACTTCCCGAAGAGTTGATGTGAACTCCATATAGTCGATAGCACTCGTTTTCAGCGCATAAAACAGCTTATAAAAACCAAACACAAGACCGGCCAAAGCGCCCACCAGCGTTGTAACAATAGCGGCTGCCAAGAGCATCGATCCAGGATCGCCGACTTTTGCAAGGCTTCTCAGACCGCGCACAATAATATAAACAGCTCCGCCAATCAAAAGCATGGTTTTACCGAGATCGATAAGAGTTGACGAATACTCTTTGAGCGCGTCAACATCTTCGATCTCTTTCATCGAATTAATTAAAGCATAAGCGATGATTCCAACCAGCGCGATTATAACGGCGATAGTTAATGCTGCGTTACCGACCGTCTTTGGATCGAGTTTACTCACCTTCGCAACAGCCATGCTTACAGCCAATATCACAGCAGCGATTCCGAAGAGTGCTCCGGTGAGATTATCGAACAGTTGGAATCGTGCCTTAATTTTATTTCCGCTGAACTTATTTCCGCTATTTCCGCCGCCAAATTTTGTCTTTGAGAACGCTTTAGCCAGACCCGCAACAAGAAGCGTCATCGTACCAAGCGTCATAAGGGCTTTCTGAAGATTCTCCTCGGGAACAGACGCCAGATAGATAAGCGATGCTGCCAGAATACCGATACCAATGGCAACTTTCAGAAACATGTTGGATTTAAAACTTGCGGCGAGGGCTTTTCCTGCTTCACCCCAATTTCCGAACATACCGCTGATCGATTCACCAATGCCTGTAAACTCTTTCTCTGCCTGTTTAAACTGACTGATTACACCAGTAATTTGAACAACAATAGAACCAAGTGCGGTAAGTTTTGCCGCATTAATTACATCTTTAACACTAATATTCGAAAGCCCCTCCATGAATCCGTTCCAGGCATTAATAACAAAGTTCTTAATACGAGCCTTGAACTCAGCAGGGTCTCCGAAAATACCCTCCATAATGGTGGAAATAACAGCGAAAACATCTTTGAATTTATTTTTGATCTCTTCAAAATTGATTCCTTTGAAACTGAGCGAGCTAATCATGCTGAGAACCGCACTTCCGGCCGTTTCAGCACCAGTGGAAACTGCAGCCATGATCGTTGAAAGCTTCGAATCAGCAGGAATTAAACTTTTTATAAAGTCAACAACCTTTGTAAAAGTGCCATCAAAAATATCACTAAGTTTCTGGAAATGTTCGGTAAGCCCCGGAATACCATCAATAATGACATCCATGCCGGACTTTAAAACTTCAAAAGCCCCGCCGAGACCTTTGTCCAGAAACGCTTCTTTTACGTTTTTAATTAATTCCGCTACAGATGTACCGATTTGAGAATTACCGACTATTCCGATAATGGTCAGAATTTCATCAACGATCTGCTTTACGACGAGAAACGCTTTTCCTGCAACGCCTGTCACGCCGCCGATAACCTGCATACCGGCTTTCAGGACAGAGAAAACTCCACGGAATATCACGCGGAGACCT